TTAAATGTAGAACCATCTGCTGTAATGACTGATTGCCATTCAACGAATTTGTTTGTTAATGAAAGAGAAGCTCCTAATGTAATAGATTGGCCAGCAAGTGTAACTGTTGTGTTTGCTAACTTAGCGTTGGTAACTTCGCCGTCACCTAGTTTAGCACTTGTAACTACGTTATCCGCTAAATCGGCAGTTGCGACTGAACCGTCTTCTATACCTTTTGATCCTACTTTATTGATTGTCATAATACTATTTATTCGTCCTGATCAGTGATTGGGTTATAATTTTTCCCATCACTAAACGTTGTTATTGTTGTTGTAAATCCAAAATCATCATTTGCATCAGCGCTTGTCGGATTTGGAGTAATCACTATTCTTTCTTCTCTTGTCGCCTCTGGTGTATCTGTATATAAATCAGATTGTACTTCTTTAATAGTTTTTTGAGTAGTCGCTGGTCCAAATAGATAAGTTTTTGCGGTAAAGTTTAGTGTATAGATTACTGCTCTACGAGATGTAAAATCACCATTATAACTGTCATCATATTGAACATCATTAAGTATAATTGGTACATCTCTTTTAATATCTAATTCTGGTACAGCGATAACTGTTACAGTGTAATCAGGTTGAAAGAAAGGTAATATTTGTTCTACTATTTGTAGTCCTGATTCCGCTGTCGCTGTGAATATGTTTAATGTATAAGATATATTATAAGGAACAGGTGTGTAATTATAATTCATTACTTTACCCTCTTTATCTGTTTTTACTGTCTTATACTTTTGTATTCTTGTTAACTTACGAGCACCATCATATGAGATACCAGATATTTCAAAACTCATTCTTGGTAAAGTGATAGCGAACTCTCGTTCTTCTAAATTAGGTTGTTGATCTAATCTTGTTAAAAACTTTTCTTTTGGCGCATACGCTAATGGTACTGCTAGTGTTTGAACTGTGTTACCAGAGGAATCTGTTCTCTTAACTTGTATCTTATTAAACAATTGACCAAACGCCACTGTCATTCTTCTCATTGATTCATTATAGAAATACTTACCAAACATTAAAATCCACCTCCATCTGGATCACCAAACGGGTTACGTTCTGTGAAATCTAATATATCATCAGATACTGTTTCTGTATCAAAACCTGCTTCATTATCTAAATCTAAATTGCTTGCATAATTTGATTGCGTTTGTATCGCAAAGTCTTCATTGATAAAGTATTGAACTTCACCATCGGCGCTGTCGTTTTCTAATAATAACGAACCAGTCGCATCTGTATTTTCTGATATAGTGACTGTTGGTGACAATCCAAGATAACTTGAACCATCTACAGAAACTGAAACACTTGTAACTACACCATCTGTTAATGTCGCTGTCGCTGACGCTGTAACTGCGTTACCAGGACTTGAAACTGTGACACTCGAAATAGACGCTACATCTGTTAAAGCAGCATCAGGTGTAATTGAAGTTAATTGACCATTGGTTAAACCTGGTGAACTATCTGTATTTGTTTTTGTTGTACTATCAGTCGCTACATAGACAACTGTAATTGTTGGCGCTGAACTATAACCACGACCAGCGTTTGTAATTGTAAATGAACTTAATGTATTTCCTGTTAGATTACCAGTCGCCGCTGCGTTAATGGTTGCTGATGGCGCTGATATGGTTATTGTTGGTGCTGTTGAATAACCTTCACCACCCGATACTAAAGGAATTGAAGTTACTATATCGCCACTGACTACAGGACTTCCTAATACTGCGCCAAATGTTCCACTCTCTAATGATGATTGATACAAACCTTGATCTAAAGAGTATTGTGTTTCAGCACTATCTATTTCATCTATACCTGTATCTAATCTTTCGTTTGAGTATTCCCATCTTGTTACTTTTAATTTGTAAACAGGTAGATTACCTAATTGAAAGAATGGCTCTTGGTCTTGTACAAATTGTATCTCAAAAAAACTATTCATCAAAGGCATATATATTATATCGCCTTCGTTCGGTCTTCCTTCAACAATCATTGTATGTGCTGAGTCAACTTGATCTTGCCATCTTCTTTTAGAGATCATAAAAGTTGTATCTTCTCTTATCTCTAATCCAAACTTATTAATAATCTCTTGTTCGCCAGCGAAGCCTTCAGTAGTTTCCATGTACATCTCTAAAAGATATGAATCGTCAAACTTACTTAATGAGTCTTCACCAAGTAACAAATCTCTATTTACTAATGTTCGTGGAAGATAATAACAGTCGTGTCCGTAGATTTTTAATCCTTCAATGATTAAATCTTCGTGTAATCTTTTTTCGTTATCGTTTCCGATTCCGTTACCGTTTGAAAAATAATGATTAACTGCCATATCATTATCCTATCATCATTGCTGGATTTAATTCGTATGAACTTCTAATTTCTTGTTCTAGTTTTTCAATGTCTTGTAAAGCTTCTTGGTATAGTTGTTGACCATTTAAAGTCACATTACCAATCATTGTAACGCCATTAAATTTTGATAGATTTGCTCCCCACTGTTTTTTGAACAATTGAGTAACATATCTCTTTAAATAAATGTCATTGTAAACATCTGTATAAACTGTTGGGTCTAATTTTCTATAACACTCAATAACTATATACTCGCCAACTTGTATATCATTCTTCCAATCTTGGTCAATGTATAATCTATTATCATGTTGATTAAATCTTAATGGTTTTTCACCTACTAATATATGATCTAAAAAATCTAAATGTCTTAATACAACATCATAATTAATAATAGATGTTGAAGAAAAATCATAAAGGTCATTTAATCTTAATTGGTATCTTACGTCAAATAGATTTAGATTACCTTTATTAGAATATGGGAATATATTAATTACAGAGATTACACTTTCAGGTACCACTATAAATGTGTTACCCTCTTTCCAAGTTGTTGTTACAGAATTTTTAGTTACTGATTCAGATGTATCAGCATTAATTCTATCGTAATCAGCTTGTGTGTATTGATACTTTAAATACGTTCTTCTAATAGCGTCATAGTGATATTGCGCAAAGTATTGAAGCGCTTCATCAATTCTATCTTCTAACTGGTCATCATCAGCATTGATTTCAATGACTGGCTTTCCGAGTGCTCTTAAAGCGTATTGTTTTAGTTGTTCTCTACTAGATGGTGTTGCCATACTATTCCTTTATTTTTCTACTATTTATAAGAATAGTAGAGTATTAACCAAGTGCAACAGCCTGTGCGATAGCGAAGGCTTGTGACGCCTTTGAGTCTATTTGTGTTTGAACACTAGAAGTTACGCCATCTACATAATTTAATTCTTCAGGAGTTGCTGTAATTTGTGTGGTACTTGCCGCTGCTAATACAGGAAGTGTTCCTGAAACGTTAGGTAAATTGATTGTTCTATCTGCTGTAGGATCAATAACTCCTAATACTGTTTCATAATCATCAGCTGTTGAACCTTCAAATGTAAATGAGTTTGTAATTTCAATTGTTGTAGAATTAACTGTTGTAGTTGTTCCGTTTACTGTTAAATTACCAGTAACTGTTGCATTACCACCAATTGTTACATTGTCTGGTAAACCAACTGTTATTGTACCTGAACTTTCACCAACTTCGATTTCATTTGCTGTACCAGAGAAAGTGATTGTACCACCTAAAGATGTAGCAGTAGATGTTGAACCATCTGTGACTGTTATACTTGAATTTGTTAAACTTGCATTACCAATATTTGATAATGTGTTAGATGAAGCATCAATTGTTTTATTTGTTAATGTGTCAGTTGACGATGCTGTAATGTAAGAACCTAAATCTGATATGTTTGATTCAGTAATTGTAATTGTGTTTGAAGCACTGTTGATTGTTTTGTTTGTAAGTGTTTGAGTATCACTTGTACCAACAATTGTACCAGATGGCGCTGTGACTGTTGTAAATGCGTTTGTACCATCTGCTGTTAAAATACCAGCAGTAAATGTTACAGCACCTGAACCACCATCAGCAACACCAATAAAATCGGCTGCTTGATATTCGGCAAGACCTGTGACATCACTTCCTGTAAATGTTGCTTTAACTGGTGCTTTAACTGCCATTAACTACTCCCTACTACTAAACTTGTTTGTGCTGAACCATCAGCGATTATAAATGGTATATATAAATTTGTTATTACATCACCTAAACTACCTTGTGTTTGTAAATCAATATCAGAACTAGAACCATCTGCTTTTAAGAATGGAACTGTTGCTGAAGTCACTGTACTTACTGTAACTGTATCGGTAGATGCGTCACCTGTAATACTTATAAGACCAGATGAATCTAAATTTAGTGTATCTGATGTTGAATCAGCAACCACATTTGTTGAATCATTTAGATTAATTGTTGAAAAAGTATTTTGTGTTGAACTACCTGTAATCGTAAGCGTATTACCAGATACAGAAGTTGTAATTCCTGTTCCACCAGCGACTGTAAGTGTTTCACTATTTAAGTCAATATCTGCTGTCGTTGATGTATCATCAGCAACTGTTAATGTTGACGCTGTTGAAATTGTTGTACTACCACCTAATGCTACTGACGAACCGTTA